ATTTAAACGGATATCCAAGATTCCACATGACTAATGAATATCGCACTCCTTTCGTTACAGGTTTAACTCTATGCCATACAAATGAAGGAAACACAATAATAGATCCTTTTGGAAGTATTTCTTTTGCTCGCCTTAAATGTTTAGCTTCTTCTCTCATATGGGGTTCATAGTTTCTAAAATCAAACTCTAATTCACCCCCTTCATATTCGGACCCATCGGTTAATTGACAAGTCATCGAAAGCTTTCTTATTTTACCATGTTCTGGTCCTTGTTTTTCATATGGTTTATCCCAACCATCACAATGCCAATCATAATATTGATTGAGTTTATATTTTGTAAATTGACAAGACTCTGATCTATCCCATTCAAAATTCCAACCTGCAGCTCTATTTGCTTGATGAATGTATGGGTGAAGTTCTTTATATATCCATGGATCATTTAGCCATACTAAATCTGAATTTCTTTTTCTTTTCATATCTCTAATTTCATCTTTAGTAAGTTCTCTATCTCCATAACCACCTGTTCTAGCTAAAGATTCAGAATGTGATAAACCATATTTAATTATGTCATCACATAGTTTTGGTGGTATTGCTGAAGTAAAATACCAATAATAATTAGATATATTCATAAGTTATTGTTTGAACAAAATTCAAACTATCTTTCTGTCTGTTGTTTAGATAATACATATTAGTTGATGGAAACATAATAAACATATTATCTTTTAATTCTATATCCCAAGATCTTCCTTTTCTTCTATTATCATCATAGAAAATTCTCACAAAACAATTATTAGTTTTTACACCATAGAGTAAAGTATAATCAGGTGAATTTCTTAAATCGACTGGATCAATATTGAGTAAAGGAATGGTCTGTTGATTGGGTTTATACATATCACCCCAAGTTCTTTTATTCACAAGTTGGAAACCATATTCTAAATTTATATGTTCACGCATATATGTATTCAACATGTCCCAAGTTCTTGAAAATGGAAACTCTGAATCTGTAAATGTAGATTGTAAAATGTCGCCTGATAACTTATCTCGATCTATTTCAAAACCTTTAGGCATTGAAACATCACCGAAGTATAAAGCTTGCTCTGTTAAAACTTTCTTTTGCATACCACCACCAGATATATATTATGCTAGACTATTTGTCAAATCCCAGGCTTGAGTTTCTTCATTCCAGTTGTAATCCCATCTGTGAGTTCCAGCTGTATTTTGAGAAGTTTGTTCTTCAGTTAAGGCAGGTGCATCACCGATTGGAGATTTCCAAGATGCAGTTGCAATATGTTTTACCCATGAAGCATATGGTTTTTTAGGCCAGAAGATTTGATCATCTTCGTCCCAAGTATAACCTATACCTGCATAGTTTCCTCTAAATGGAGTTCCACCGTTTTTATGTTGGTTGCCTGATGTATTATATGAAGTTTGAATCCACATTTGCGCAGGCCAATTATTGTGTCGTTCTAAATATTGTTGACCTACTGCTTCGTCTTCAACTCCGTCAGCATTGAGCATATCAGAATTATTCAAGGTTAATACTTGAATAACTTTTCCGTTTGCTCCTAGTTTTGCAAAATGTGCCATAATGTTTCTCCTTATATATTAATTTTAAATTTTAGTAAACACATAAATATTATTGATATTTATATCTAATAATTACGATTCCGCTACCGCCAGTTGAACCTATTTGTGGAGATGCAGGAGCTGGACTACACTCTTGCATATTACCTGTTCCACCGCCTCCACCACCAGTATTTGCTGTTCCTGCAGTTCCTATAAAAGAAGGACCAATTCCAGATATTGCACCAGGACCGCCTCCTCCTGTTCCACCTGGGGAAGGACTATTTTCTGGTGCTGGATATTTTCCACCACCTCCACCACCAGCATAAGTCACTGAACTTCCAGAAACACTTGTTGTTGCTCCATTACCACCACATCCACCTGAAGCTCCTGAAGTGCCAGCAACAGTTGCTCCACCTCCACCGCCACCATTATAAGGAGCAGCAGGCATACCTGCTCCACCATTAGTTCCTTGAGCTGGACTGACAGGAGGTGTATTTCCATTACCTGCTACAGTACTAGGTCCACAATGAGTTCCTCCACCACCAGAACCACCAGCAAGATTAGAAGCACCACAAGGAACACCCACAGCTGTTCCTCCTCCTCCACCACCTGTTGATGTTATTGTACTAAAAACTGAATTATTTCCTTGGCCACCTGCAATCTGAGGAGTAGGTGAAAATCTACCTGCTGTTCCACCCCCTCCAACTGTTATTGGATAACCTGTAGCTGTAACTGTTACTCTATTTGGTGCATTTGGATAACCATCTAATGGACTAGCTGTGTAAGGTGTTACTGGAGATTTAACTTCTCTATAACCTCCTGCTCCACCTCCACCTCCGTGACGACCACCACCTCCACCACCACCTGCTACTACCATATAAGAAACTTCGTTATTTGCTGAACAAAGTGCAACTGTACTAACACAAAATGTGCCAGGACTTGTAAAGGTGTGAATTTTACAATTACCACAAGTTGTTATAGTTCCACCTGTTGCTATCATAAACTGATTACCTTGTACATTTGATGTTGAATCTTGAACGTTTTTCCAACCTTCTGTGCCATCAACATACACAAATGTTACTGATTGACCTTCTGTATTTAAAATTGCATCAGCTGCAATACCACCAATAGGTTGTGAATTTCTTCCAACTATAACATTATTAGTTTGAAAAGTATTTGTATAATCTGCTATTGAAACTATATCTCCCGCACTAGGCGATGCTGGAAGTGTAACTGTAATAGCTCCAGATGTCGTATTTACAAAATACCCATTGCCACTCACTGCTGTAAATGATGCTGTTTTAGCTGTGGTATCCCAATCCACTGTACCTGTACGACCAAAACCTGTTTGTGTTCCATTATTAACAATTGTTGCACCAGCAGGAATGGTAATAGTGTCACCACTATCTCCTAACTGAACTGTACCACAATTTGTTCTTGGACTAATTTTATTTACTTTTACTTCACTCATAATTTACCTATTGATATTTATACCTTATTATAACAATTCCGCTACCGCCAGCATAACCTTGACATCCAGGAGAGGTATTTCTTGTACCTGCACCACCTCCACCACCAGTATTGGCAGTGCCTGCTGTACCAGATGTAGCAGGATATGCATCTGCTCCAGTTCCACCTCCACCTGTTCCGCCAGATCCACCTGTTCCTGCTCCAGGAGAAGTTTCAGTTGAACCACCTCCGCCTCCAGCATAAGCTGTTGGCGAACCTGATATTGAAGTTGTAGCTCCAGGTCCACCTGGTCCTGCTACTCCAAAAGTAGCAGGTGGTGCACAAGTTACGGCTGCAGTTCCAGCTGTAGTAGCACCTCCACCACCTCCACCAACACTATTAGTACCTGCATTACCTCCACCTAATCCACCAGGTTGACCTTGAGGTGGAGATACAGGGGGTGTATTTCCTGATCCAGCTGGTCCACAAACTCCTCCAATTCCAAATCCTCCTCCACCAGATCCTCCAGAAATGATAGGACTGCCATCACCAACCCCAGATCCAGCTCCGCCAGCAGCAGAAGTTATACTTGAAAAAACTGAATTATTACCTGGATTACCATGACCACTAGCTGAAGGACTTTGAGAGCCTCCAGCACCTACTGTAATTGGATAACCTTGAATTGAAACTGGTAAAGAAGCACATGTTGCTAAAGGACTAGCTGTCCAAGGTGCTGTTGGTGCTTTTGATTCTCTAAAACCTCCTGCACCGCCTCCTCCTCCACCAAATGCAGTTGAAGCTCCAGACCCACCACCAGCAACTACTAAATAATCCACTGTATCGGATCCTGTAGGGGCTCCAGCATTTGTAACTGTAAAAGTTCCAGGGCCTGTAAAAGTATGAATTTTGTAATCTCCAGAAGTTGTTATTGTTCCACCTGTTGCAATTATGAAAGGATTACCTCTAACATTAGAAGTAGAATCCATTGTATTCAACCAACCTTGTGTTGAGTCTGTATAAATAAAAGTAACAGATTGACCTTCAGTTGATAAAGGTACAGATGCATTTACTCCACCAATTTTATCTGTTCCATTTGGAGAAACCACTGTATTATTTGTTTGCCAAGTTCCTGCATAATCAGCTAAACTTATAATATCCCCTGCAGAACCTGCTGGCAATGTAACTGTTATTGCTCCTGAAGTTGTATTTACAAAATATCCGTTACCACTCACTGCTGTGAATGATGCTGTTTTAGCTGTAGTATCCCAGTCTACTGTTCCTGTTCTACCGAATCCTGTTTGACTTGCACCGCATGCAAGAGTAATGGTATCGCCACTTGCACCTAGTGTAATGGTTGAACCACATTTGTTAGCGATGTTAGCACCGCATTGATTTTGAATATTATTTACTTTAATTGTACTAGCCATTATTGATACCTGTACCTTATTATTACTATACCTGAACCGCCTGATCCACCAAAAGCACTTCCAGGGCCATCTCCACCGCCACCACCACCGCTACCAGTGTTAGTTGTTCCAGAACCAGCAGTTGAAGGTCCAGGACTACCTCCAGTACCTCCACCACCTATTCCACCTGCACCACCAGGAAGACTTCCTGGAATATTAGCACCACCTCCGCCACCACCAGCATAATATCTAAATGAACCACAAGGAACACCATTAGAACCAAAAGCAGTTGGTAATCCACCTCCTGCTCCACCTGTATATTCTGGAACCCCACCTTGAGTTTGAGCAATACCTATAGCCCCTCCACCACCAGCACCTGTTTGATTACCTGTATAATTACCGCCTCTATTACCTTGAGGTGGACTAACAGGTGGGGTATTACCTGTTCCACCAGGTGCACAAGCAGCATCTCTAGCACCGCCACCAGAGCCTCCGTTTCCACCACTAGTTGGACTGTTACCTCCCCCAAAACCTCCACCAGCAGATGTAATTGTTGAAAATGTTGATGGGGAACCTGAAGATGCTTGAACTGAAGGTGCTGTTCCACCACCTCCAACTGTAATTGGATAACCAGTAACTGTAACCGATAAACCTGTAGGATTTGCTAAAGGACCTCCTGGAGCACACCCTATTGAAAAAGTTGAACTTGAATATCTAAATCCACCTGCTCCACCTCCACCACCTCTATCACCACTACCAGCTCCACCACCAGCAATTACTAAATAATCTACTGTTGTTGATCCTGCAGGATTACCTACAGCTGATACACAGAAAGTTCCTGGTCCTGTAAATGTATGAATTTTGTAATCTCCACAACAAGTAACTGTTCCACCTGTTGCAACAATAAACGATGCACCAGTTACATCACTTGTTGAATCTTGTACTACTCTCCAACCTTTTGTTGAATCTACATAAACTAAAGTTACTGATTGATCTTGTGTATTTAAAATTGCATTAAAATTTTGACCATTAATTTTATCTGTTCCATTAGGTGTAACTGTAACATTGTTAGTGTTCCAAGTATTTGCGTAATCTTTTAATGAAACGATTGAACCAGGACTACCTGCTGGCAATGTAACTGTAATGGCTGTTGATGTTGTGTTTACAAAATACCCATTACCACTTACAGCAGTAAAACTAGCAGTCTTTGCTGTAGTGTCCCAATCAACCGTTCCAGTTCTTCCAAAACCTGTCTGCGTTGCACCACATGCTAAAGTTACCGTATCACCAGATTGACCAATCGTTAATGTTGATCCGCATTGTGATGATATTTGATTAACTTCTATTTTACTCATTAAATAATTACCAATGTTCCTGTTACTGTTTGTGTTCCAGTAATAGTTACTGGTCCTGC